CCCGCGCCCAATGTTTTTGAGACCTTCCTGAATGAATTGGAAGCGCAGGTGGGAAAAATGGAAATGGCAATAACGATATTTCACTTTTCTGTTATTAAGCAGAAGCTGCGGGAAATGATAGCTAAGGCGCGGAGTGCGCCTAAGTAATGAAAGTCTATAACATGGGCACTGCGATCTTCACGATCAAAAAAGAGCCTATAGACTTTAAAGCTACCGAAGCCGAGCTTCGCAAAATATACGACGCGGCGTTCAAAGGGCTGCGCGGCGATTCAATGGCTATCAAAGTAGGCTATATGCCTTCTGCTTTTACTGCCCTGCGTGAAATTGATCCTCTCGTCAATTACGCCATCATGCGCGGGCAGGCGGATTTTGAAGAAGCCATCAGCGACGGGATGCTCACCAACGCCATAAATAATAACGACGCTAAAATGCAGATTCATCTGTCTACGCATCGCATGGGCTATATGCCTGCCAAACCAGCGGAAGGCGAACGTCAGGACATACGCATAGTTGTGGAAAATTCCCTGCCCGACCCTAAGCTCCCGATAAGCACTTCTACGGCTATAAACGGCGTAGATGGCTGAACTCCGCGTCACCCTCCCGGTACTGCACAGTGGACAACTAGCGCTATTCAGTCAGCAGCAACGGCTCAATGTCCCACGCTGCGGACGGCGCTGGGGCAAGACTCGCTTTTTGGAGTATCTAGCGGGTAAAAAGTCATGTAATGGGGGCTCCGTGGGCATCTTCGCGCCGGAGCATAAGCAACTGGCCGAGCCGTGGGATCATCTACGCGATATGCTCGACCCTATCGTGCGCTCCGCCAACCGCAACGATGGCACCATCAAGCTCATAGGTAATGGCAAGATTGACTTCTGGACGCTGAACGACAATGAATTGGCGGGCCGGGGGCGGGAGTATGACTTGGTGCTGGTGGATGAAGCGGCCTTCACCAAATCACCACAAATGAAAGAAGAAATTTGGTTCAAGTCAATCAAGCCTACTATGCTGACTACGCGCGGCATTGCGTGGGTGTTCTCCACCCCCAGCGGGGTAGACCCGGACAACTTCTTCTACGCGGCCTGCAATGATGACACGATGGGGTTCAAGTCGTTCCATGCCCCTACGTCGAGTAACCCCTTCGTGCCCTTGGATGAATTGGAGCGCGAGCGCGAGCGCAACCATCCTGCGGTATTCAGACAGGAATATCTGGCGGAATTCGTGGATTGGTCAGGTGTGGCGTTCTTCTCCGCCGATAAATTGCTAATCAATAATTTACCCGCTCCCTACCCCGAGCGCTGCGACTTGGTGTATGCCGTCATGGACTGCGCGGTGAAAGGTGGCAAGGAACATGACTCTACCGCAGTGGTGTATTTCAGCTATTCCGAGCGCGCGCCCAATCCGCTTACCATCTTGGACTATGACGCCATCAATATCGACGGGGCCATGCTGGAAACATGGATACCCAGCGTGTTCTCCCGGTTGGATGAATTATCCATTATGTGTAAAGCGCGCCAAGGTGTTGCAGGTACCTTCATCGAAGATACCGCAGCGGGGAGCATTCTGCTGCAACAAGGCGTCAACCGGGGATGGAACATACACCCCATAGACAGCAAACTGACACAGGCAGGTAAGGATGAACGGGCTATCAGCGTGTCAGGCTACTACCACCAAGAGAAGCTGAAAATTAGCAACTATGCCTATGACAAGCTGCTGAACCTGAAGGGCTCAACCCGCAACCATCTGCTGACCCAGCTTGCGAATTTCCGCATTGGGGATAAAGAAGCCAATAAGCGCGCCGATGACTTGCTGGATTGCGTGGTGTATGGTCTAGCTATTGGAGTAGGCAACAAATTAGGGTACTAATCTCTGCGCGTTTAATATACCATTGCCAATAAACCAAATAGAGGCATCCTATGGCTGATGTTTCCATAAGTAACACCAATATACCGTCCCAACTGATGACGCTGTTAGAGGCCAACTCCATTGAACCGGGGACGGATATTGGGTATTCGCTATGTAAAATAATCTGGGAATTTCACCCGCTCGCAGGCAAATTGGTGGAAAAGCCTATTGTTTTAGCCCTCTCCAAACAGCGCTTTATCAATGTGGATACTCAGCCCAAAGATATGCTGACAATGGCATTTCAGAAGGAGTGGGACTCTCTCGGGGCCACCAACCATATCCGGGATGTGACTTTTTTAAAGCGGGTATATGGTGTGGCAGCTATTGTTTATGGGGCTGATGACATACCTACCGACGAGGCCATAGACCCGTGGACACTACCGGACTTAAATATCTATTTTAATCAATTAGACCCATTAAATCTGGCGGGTTCTGTTGTTACCAATCAAAACCCCAATGCGCCGGATTTTCAGAAGCCCAAGAATTATATCACCGCCGCAGGACAGCCCTACCATCCAAGCCGTAGTGTGGTGGTGTTTCATAACACACCTATTTATCTGGCCTACCAAGCCTCCGGCTTTGGCTATACAGGCCGGTCTATCTTCCAGCGCGCGCTGTACCCCCTGAAGTCTTTTGTCCAATCCATGATTACGGATGACATGGTAACGATGAAGGCGGGGCTTCTGATTATTAAACAAAAAGCGGCTGGCTCCATTGTGAACCGCCTCATGCAGACCGCTGCGGGGATCAAGCGCACCTATTTGCAGCAAGGTACTACCGGCAATGTATTGAGCATAGATATAGATGAATCCATTGAAGCGGTTGATCTTCGCAATACCGATACCGCCATGACTACCGCGCGCGACAACATCATTGCCAACATTGCAGCAGCCTCTGATGTGCCTGCCATGCTCATAAAAGATGAAGCCTTCACCAATGGTTTCGGAGAAGGAACGGAAGATTCCAAGGCTATCGTGCAATATATTGAGGGTATTCGCGCTGATATGCTGCCCTTATTTGAGTTTTTTGACAAGATTGTGCAGCATCGGGCATGGAATAAAAACTTTTTCGAGTCAGTTAAGGCTGCATACCCTGAAAAATACTCAAAAATGACCTACGAACGAGCTTTTTATGAATGGAAGGACGCATTCAAGCCTTCGTGGCAGAACCTCATGGAAGAACCCCTATCGGAAAAGGTTAAGGTTGATGAAACTAAATTGAAAGGAATTACGGAAGTGCTGCGTACCGTATTGCCGGTCATGGATGGCCCCAACCGAGCGCGCGCAATCGAGTGGGCGCAGGATAACTTGGCGGAAATGCCAGATACATTTAAGAGCGACCTTAATTTAGATATTGTGGAAATTGCAGAATATGAACTGCCCGTACCCTTAACCGCGCCTACTGAGCCCCCAAGCAAAGATTAATATGTCTTTTTATGAAACGCTTACTGCGGCTATAAATGATTTTATTATTTATGGGTTCGATAACCCGGAACGACTTGATTATTGGGCAAAACAGTTAAAAAAAACGCTAATAAGTTCGTTAATGGACGAAAAAGCGTTGGAAAACGCCGTTGAAAGCGCTTTAAATACGGCCTATAACCGGCTAGTCACCAAAGGTAAATTAATAAATAAGCATGTAGATCGGTTCACCATAGACCGATTAAAACCTAAATTGCGTGAGGAATTGCAGCGCCGCATTACCGCAAGCGCTAAATTAATTAAATTAAACCGTGAAGAAACAATTAGTAATGTTCTGCGCCGATTTTCTGGCTGGGCTTCGAGCATCCCTGAAGGGGGCTCCAAGGCGGTAGATAAGGCAAAAGAAAAACAGGCTATACGCAAATCGTTAGCCAAAGCACCTTTTGAAGAACGCAGGGTAATAATAGATCAAACGCATAAATTAATAGCCAATATTAATGATATTGTTGCTGTTGATAACGGAGCTATTGGGGCTGAATGGAATTCCCACTGGCGCGAAGCGTCCTATGATTATCGTGAAGATCATAAAGAACGCGATGCAAAAGTATATGTATTGCGTGGAAATTGGGCCTCCGGTAAAGGGCTTATCAATCCCCTGCACGGCTATACGGATGCCATAACTATGCCCAGTGAAGAACCATACTGCCGATGTTTCTATAGGTATATCTATACTTTGCGCGGCCTGCCGGAAGAAATGCTTACCGCAAAAGGTAAAACAGCGATACAATCAGCGAAAACCCAACTAAGGTAATAGATTGCCTACAACCAGCCCAGCCCAAGAACGCCTCATGCAAGCCGCCGCGCACACACCCGGCGGGTTTGGCGGCGTACCTCAGTCTGTTGGGAAAGAATTTACCAAAGGTGATGAAATACCCGCCGGGCCCACTCCACTTAGTACGCCTGAAATCGCTGAAGATGGCCTTTTAGACGTAACCAAAAAACTAAATGAAAAAGTCGTCTCCGATGCGGCTACAGGGCTTGCAGCAGGTATTCTATTCGTTACGCCTAATAGTGAAATTTTACTTTTGCGCCGAGGCAACAGCGGCGATTACCCCGGTACTTTTTGTACCCCCGGCGGCCATCAGGAAGATGGCGAAACGCTGGAAGAATGCGCGCGCCGTGAAACATTGGAAGAAACCGGGTTGAAGTTTGAAGGCGCGCTGGAAAAACTGCGCGATGATGGTACTTTTACCACTTACATAGCCCGCGATGTTGAAAAATTTGACGTAAAAATATGCGAAGAATCAACAGGTTATGTATGGAGCGCCCTAGATTCCACACCTTCCCCCCTTCACCCCGGCCTTGAAACAACTATTCGTATCGCAAACGCGAAAACTGAATTTGATATCGCGGAACTGATGCGCGAAGGGTTGCTGCCCAGCCCGCAAATTTACGCCAATATATGCCTTTTAGCTATCCGCATTACAGGCACCGGGCTGGCTTATCGTTCCAGTATCGGGGAGCACGTTTGGCGCGACCCTTCTATTTATTTGAATGAAACATTTTTAAAACGCTGCAATGGCCTGACGGTGATTATGGATCACCCTGAATCTGCGGTATTAAACTCTGAGGAGTTTAAGAACAGAGCCATTGGCAGTGTTATGTTGCCTTTTATTAAGGGCGATGAAGTCTGGGGGATAGCAAAACTTTACGATCAGGAATCGGTTGACGAGATTCTCGAAGGTGAAATTAGCACTTCTCCATCAGTAGTATTTGACAATACTGCTGGAAACATTACACTAACGACTGAGATTGGCGATCCGCTCTTAATCGAAGGTGTACCCTTTCTTTTGGATCATATAGCTATTGTTACGAAAGCTAGGGGATCAAAAGGCGTTTGGGACAAAGGCGGGGATTCTGCCGGAGTTTTATTAAATAACCAAGAGGTATCTGATATGAGCGAAACCAATACCAAGCCTGCGGCAGATGCCAACGGTGAAAAACTCGATGCAATTCTATCCGCCGTTGGCAATCTTGCCACCCGCGTGGATAGCATGGAAAAAAATCTTCCTGCTGCCCCCCTCGCCGCCGCCGATAAAAAAGCCAAAGCCGATGGCGGCGTTGTAGAAATGCCTGCCGGTGAAATCCACTTTGATGGCGACGGCGAGGAAGAAGGCGAAGCCGAAGCCAAGAAAGACGATGACAAGGCTAAAAAAGACGACGACGCCAAGAAAGATGATGACGACGCCAAAGCCAAGAAAGACGATGACGAAGAAGAAGAAGAAGAAGAAGAAGCGGCTAAAAAAGCAGATGACGATGCTGCCAAATACGCCGATTGCCAAGCCAAGGCCGACAGTATTTTAGCCTCGTTTGGAAAATCTGCTTCTCGCCCCCTGCAAGGCGAAACGCTTATGTCCTATCGCAAACGTCTGCTGCGTGGTCTGCAAGGTTATTCTGATAGCTATAAAGGCATCAATCTTACCTCTATCAAGGATGAAGCGCTGCTGGCCTTAGCTGAAAAGCAAATTTTCGCTGATGCCTATGCCTCCGCTAAAGCGCCCCAGATGTTTGCAGCGGATCAACTGGTAGAAATCCACGAAAAAGATCGCGCGGGCCGTACCATTACCAAATTCCGCGGTTCTATGTCCGCTTGGCTGGATGATTTTAAAGTCCCGGCTCTGCGCGTCAAAGAGTTTCACCTTTCTAACAATCAACGCTAAAGGATAAGCCATGAGCGCACAAATTTCTCTGAACCCTATGGCTACAACTAATGGTGCTGGTCTATTTACGACCAACACCGCTGGTTATACCCAAGGCGATGCACAAGATGATCCCGCAGTACGTTTTCAATTAGCGGGCGGCGTATTAAGTGCTGCTGCCCCTACCCCGATTTGGGGCGGGCTTCCTATTGAAGAACTCGTACCTACCGCCCAAGCAGGGGCTTTGGGCCAAGTTCAACCCGGCACGGATATTTTGGGGGCAACTATTCTCCAATCGGTATCGCTTGCAACCAGTACAGGTATTTGCGTATTTAATCAAGCTTTTGCCGGTATTACAACGCCTCAGTCTACAGTGCCACTGTATTCACCGGGGATGTCGGTGAACTTCTACCGTTTTGGTAGCAGCGCGCGTGTTCCCCTTCGCCTTAATCCTGCTTTGGTAACTTTGGAAGGTGAAATAATTAACACCCCATTGACTTGGGATTTTACTAGCAATTGGTTGACTACCTTTGACGGTACAAATGCTTTCCCGGTAAAAGTTTTGCGGGTTAGCACTTCTGGCAATAAGTCTGTCAGCTATAATTCTGGCACTGGCAATGCTAATTGGATTACCACTGAAACTATGGCTCTTTGCCTACTCTAAAAGGATAATTATTATGTCAGGCTTTGCACCCTCATTTGTTACAGTAAATCCTCACCTGATGTTGCCTGAACTGATTATGCAATACAGTTTGGCTTCAGGTGCCTTCACAACCCTTGCTACTGAAAACCCAATGCCCCGCTTAGGCGAAGCTGACCTGTATGTGTACGCTAAAAAGGTTCAGTTAACCACTCAGGTATCGGCTAATCAGTCCCAACAAAACCAGTTGCCTAGCGCTTCTGTCATTCCGAGCATGATTAGCACGGCGACTTATCGCTTGCAAACCCGCGCTCAATACGACAATTTTGACGAGGCCGCTACCGGGGCTTGGGGTTATGCTCTGCCCCAAGCAATGCGGCTAGCAGCGCGCCAAGGTATTGCCCAACAACTGCGTAACGCGCTGTTGTATGGCTATAACCCCGCCAACGGCGAAGGGTTGCTGAACACTAATGGCGCTACCATCGCGTCTTTAGGATCGGACACCAACGGCAATACCGGGTATTCAACTTGGGACAGCGGACAACTGGCGCAATATCTCTTGAACATGATCGGCGCTCTAAAAGTCCGTACTCTGCAAATTGGTCAGCCTTTACGCTTGGTATTTTTGGCCCCCCAACGCTTCATTAGTCAAATCTCCTACTCCGGCGTGGTTTCATTGACCCAATTCCAACGAATTGGCGCTGGTGTTGAAACCGCCGCCGGGTTGGTGGAAACCGTTGCTTCATGGGCGGGCGGCGACGATGTTTCGTTCGCGGCTGATGATACTTTGCTCGGGCAAGGGGCTGGCGCTACCGACGCGATTCTGTTGATTGCACCGGAACTGAAGATTCCTAAAGCCAACAACAACATCAACACAAACGTCTTTGCAACTTTAACGCCTAATATGACAGCGACTTCGTTGATGTTGACGGATGTATCCGCACCTACAGAAATTCCAACGCCTATTGCCGATGGGGGCATCACCACCCTCTACACTATGCGTTCTACTTCTGGCTGGGGTATTCGTCCTGAAGCTTTAACGATTCTGTCCGCAGCGTATTAATAGTAAAAAGTAGACATTCAAAAACCCCGCTCTCTTTGGCGGGGTTTTTGTTACTTCGTGTGATGCCGAAGTTAGCTTCAATGGGGGAGTCGGGGGCTTGAAAAAGCCCCGCATCATCGGCTCTCCCACCCTTTTAGGGGAATACTATGAAAATATTTGTGGCAAATTGCAGTAAACAAGAGTTTCATTTCACCTATATGCTGCTCGAAAATCCGCGCCCTTTTTCGCATAGAATACGGGCTGGATCGCAAATGGAAGTTAACGGCACGGCAGAAGAAATAGGCCATATAATTAAACAGCATGAAATATATGGCATGATGGAAGTTACCAAGGTCAAAAAAGGCTTCGGAGGTATCGCCTATCGGGTAGGAACTCCTATTAGCATTGAAGCCATTGAACACGGCTTGGAGCAACGCGATCAGGAATTGATTGATCGGGCCTTGGAAGCGCGTAAAATAACCGCTGTAGCCGCCGATCAGATGATATCTACTAAAGCGCAAGAAATGGGGCTCAAGCAACGAACGGGGCTTGAAGTGGAAGTAGTGGAAGAAAAGAAGAATGCGGGGGATAATGAGCCCAAGTTCGAGCAAACCATTGAAGTGGTGCGCGAAGGCATTGCGCCTAGAGGCCGTGGAAGGCCCAGAAAACCTTAAAGGGACACTATGACAGACCCCATTACTTCTCCACCAACATTAGCAGGCTTTATAGCGTGGTCACGGGCGGTAATGGGGCTAACTACCATTGTTATAGCTGATACCGATATTGGCTATTCGTATGCCTACCAAGTTTCCCTCGACTTGGTTCCAATGGATTTTTCTGTTCTAGCCCCAGATATTTACACACTGGCTGTTTATAACATGGCGGGCAGCAATTTATTACAGTGGCAGCAAGATATACCCGGTCAGACATTCTTTGCCGATGCTAGGGCTTCCTATGGCATTAACAATTTTGTGGCGGGGGTTATTAACTCCGCCGCTGATTCGACCACCAGCGAAGCCCTATCAGTCGGCAAAGGGTTACAAAACCTCGACCTTATATCCTTGCAAGCCATTAAAAACCCCTATGGTCGGCAGGCCATTGCATTTATGCAAAGTTTGGGCACCCTCTGGGGCTTGACTTAATGAGTCTTATTTTACATCTAGGCGTAATTGATGTGGCAGAGCCGGGGGGTAAAACAACCGGGCAGGTAGGCGTTAACCTAGAACAAAAATACGGGCTATTTTCAGAATTTTACAGTAATAACGAAGATAAAATAGTCGTTTTTCTTGAGGACAGCGTTGCAAATTCCATAGCGGATATTGTAGCGGGAAGCCCCATTAAAAAAGACATTTTTGGGGATGCTACGGGGCAGATAGATAAGCGTTTCAAGGAATTTATCAGCTTGCAGGAAGTTGAAACATTAGGAATACCCGGTGTGCCTACTAAAGCCGCTTTGGAAGGTAAAACGCTACGGCTGAAAGGTGGGAAGCGTATTATCAAAGTTAAAAAAGGGCAGAGCTACGAGGTTGTTAAAGGGGCTAGGCGACCTAGCTTTATTTATTCCGGGGTGTTTGAAGCATCACTTAAAAGCTGGATTGATTAATGGCCACAGTAACCGAGAGTTCGGGTGCAAAACCTCAACTAGCCTCTGGGCTGGCTGAGGGAGTCAATACCCTCTCAGCAAACGAGGAAGTAATCTTCACGCTGTATGTGAAGTTGATTCTGCCTCTGGACGGTTATGTCTTCTGGGTGAATGCTTCACTGCTGAATGACTCAGCGATTTACAATGCCATGACCTATGGGTTTGGCGAGTTCGATAATCCGGGCACCGGTTTGCCATCGAAGATTATGAAGGCTAAGGGCTCCTTTCACTTCAATACCGAAGTGCATCAGATGGATGACAGAACTGCTGCCTATAACCATATTTTGTTCACGGCATTAGAACTGATCCAGGATTTCAACCTGGTTACGCCTAATCTGATGTATGTAGCAACTTATCAAGGTCTGAAGTTCGCTTTCAGTCGTCGGGATAACTACTACAAACAAGCGGACCTGTATCATTATCGTGGAGATGCTCTGTATTCCATTATGGATACACAGCTCATCGATACGATGTCTGGATTTGATACTGGCAGCGTTATCGTTTCAAACAGCTTGCCCATCTGGCTCAGTTTGAATCAGTACTTCAATCTGTATCCGTCGTATCTGGCAGGGCAGAATCTGGCACCGCCTTACGCTACTGTGGATATAAATCCAACGACGGCCATTCAAGCTTTTCCGCTGCTGGACAAGAATTCAAATCCTAATCAGCTGGTGAAGGATGTAGTAAAGCTCTCATTGTTCGGACTTCGGAACAATGAGATTCTGAATTTCATGAATTATGTTTTCCAGTACAGCATGAACACGGATAACATGGGTATAATGAATATGCCGGTTCCAATGGACGAGAAAGTTACTCAACCAGAGTTCGGCATTTTAGCAATGAAGAAAACTGTTGTCTTTGAAATCAGTTACTATCAAACCACAGTAAACAACATTGCACAGAAGTTGATTCAGTCGGCGTTTTGTTCTTACAATGTAGTTCCTGCATAACATAAACAGCAAAGGAGTCTCACCATGGTTCAGCAATATCTTCCTATCAAGAACAACGTTCTGATCGTCGGCAACGGCACCAACATCGTTGAGAACATCACCGCCGCAACTCTGGTCAAAAATGTCGCCGGTCGAGTGGCGAAAGTCAGCGTGATCGTAGCGGGTTCTGCTTCTGGCATGGTCAATGATGCTGCTACTGTGGGCGGTGCTGCCACGGCCAATGATGTAGCTGTCATTCCCAACACTGTCGGCGTGTATGAAATCGATTTGCCCACAAACCACGGCATCGTAGTGACCCCCGGCACTGGCCAGACTCTCGCTGTCAGCTACTCTTAAGGAGAGTTTAAATGACTACTCAAATCGTCACAGTCAATGTAACCCAGACTATCGCGCCTGCGCCTAGTCAGTTACAGCGTACTGGTGCGTTTGTTTCACAGGGGGCTACTACGCTCGCTGCTGGAAGTACGCATCTGCTCACTCAATTCTCGGACTTGGCTTCTATTCTGGCTAGTTCTGTGGCTATTACTTCAGCCACTTGGACTACTGGCGTAGTAACGATCACCACGACGGTTCCTCACGGGATTCCGTCTGGCGATATTCTGCTGGGTACGATTGCCGGTATTAGCCCTGCAGCATATAACGGTACCTTCTCGATCACCTCGACGGGAACGAATACCCTGACCTATGCTCTGGTTAGCAATCCTGGCGCAGCCACAGTCACCGGGGCAGTGTTCTCCCTGGAGGATATCTCTGAACTGGTGGCAATGGCCACTACCTTCTTCGCACAAGGGACTCAGAATTCAGTCTATGTGCTGGAGCTGGGCGTTGGTACGACCGCTCAGGGCGTTACCGCTCTCACAGCTTACATCAACAATCCGACTGTTCGGTTCTATGGTTATCTGCTTCCTGAAACCTGGAGCAGTGAGCCGACAGCCATCACCATGGCGAAGAACTTCGACGCCACCACTGCTCAGACCTACTTCTGGGTGACGGTAACCTTGGCCAACTATACCAATTGGACGAATACCAAGTCCGTGGTAATGATGGTTGAGGATGCTTCCGCTCCCGTGACCGAGTTCAGTCTGGCCGCGATGTTCTGGAATGCCTTGAACTATAATCCGAGCGATACAAACAAGGTCGCTCCGATGGCCTTCCAGTACCTGGTTGGAGTAACGGCATTCACCGGAAGTCAAACCGTTCAACAGCAACTGAAGACGGCCAACTGTAATTATGTTGGAACCGGTGCAGAAGGCGGCATCAGCAATACCCTGGTTCTGTGGGGCGTTACTGCTGACGGTAATGACTTCACTTACTGGTATTCGGTGGACTGGGTACAGATCAACATCAATCTGGACATCTCGAACGCTATCATCAACGGTTCGAACAACCCGATCAATCCGTTGTACTACAACCAGGCGGGTATCAATACTCTGCAGAAGGTAGCACAGGGCACCATGAACTCCGGTATCGCCTTTGGACTGGTACTGGCTCCGGTGGCAGTACAAGCAGTTCCCTTCAATACTTATGTCACGGATAATCCCAGCGATTATGCGATTGGCAAGTATGCTGGATTGTCTGTCACTTATACCCCGGCTCGTGGATTCATCCAGATCATTTTCAACGTGAACGTCTCTTCGTTCGCACTCGTATAAA